GTCTGGGAAACTATTGTGGCATTTGATGTCGGCGTATTCGCGTTGTTCAGTGTTGCGCCGGACAGGAAGTACGGACTGCCGCTTACAACGTTGGCTACAACCGCTGTAGAGTTAGAGGAGAAGACTATTCCGTTTCCTGTTACCGTTTCCTTTGTAGCCGGCTTGAACAGGGTGACAACACTTGATGACGTGTTGCTGATGAGAACTGCTCCCGTGGCCAGGTTGGCGCTGTTGAGATCCGATTCAGATCCCGTGCAGTAGATGAACGAGCCATCTGAGATGTACGCAACCAAGTTTGCAATCCCAAGGGTCGAGTTTGATAGCTTCTCACCGACTGCAACTGTGTTTGGTGTGAGGTATGTGACTTCCAGCATCACAGCGTTGCCGCTCGACGTGACGGTCTCCCCAGCAGTAAAGGCCCCGGTCGGAGATGTGATGTTTATCTGAATCTGAGAGTCTATCTTTGTAGATACGTAGTCGGTTATCAGATCAGAGTTTAGCTGGTAGATCTCTTTGTCGACAAGGCCTCCGACTTGGAAGCTTGCTCCAGTACCTCCGCCACCTGTGACGCTCTGTATGACTGCATTTGATGTGCCGTCGGTGACTATGTTGCCGTCTGTAAAGGTCAGTGCGCCGCTGAAGTTGATAAGAGTCAAAAAGCTACTGTTTGCAAATACCACAGTTCCGTTGGCGTTTGTTGTCGTGTCCTTCACGCTCGTGTTGACAACAAACTCACCGCTGGGGTCTGATATGATCAGGTTGAGGGTAGTGGCAACGCTGACAGTTGCGTTAACGGAGAATCCAGATCCGCCGTCGATCAGCGTAAATGCAACACGTCCATTTTCGTCTCTGACTGCCGCTACTCGCGCCTTTCCTTCAGAGCCAGATCCGCTTATGCTTAGAATGTCACCTCGTTTAAAGCCTGCACCTCCGTTTTCTACGGGGACTGCGGTCAGTGATCCGATGATTACGGGGGCAGAGTCTATGTCGATAACCCCCTCACAGAGTAGTCTATCGCCGTACTTGAATGACCCCTTCACCGATGAGATATAAACAACGTTTACCGTTCTGCCCTCAACAATCTTTGTTGAAACTGTTTCAACAACTGCCTTAGAAGTCCTCGAGCCGTTGGTGATGCTCTTGCCGATGGTCTCCGAGAGTCTCGGGTGTGAGGTTGTTTCAATGTATTGAACTTTGATCCAGTTGCCGTCCGACGGCCTCAGCAGGTAGTCGCCTGGAATGTAGAGCTCTATGTCCTCATTGAACAGTAACCTGAACAGCAGCTCGTAGGCACGCTTTGATCCCTTGGCCCTGTAGAGATCAAGGATGTGCTTTACAAGCAGACCCTTGTCTGCGGCGACCGACTGAGGTAGGGACGATATGTACGTGCGCCTAAAGTAGTCGATGAACTCCTGCTCAGTGGTGTCGACGTCCATGTACTCGAGGAGGGATCTGGACCTGTTGATGGCGTTGCCAGTTGACTCCAGCCACTCGTAATAAGCCCGCATGAACGCAACAAAGTTAGGACCCTCAGACCTGTAGAACTGAGGGAACTGTTGCGCGATGAACGGCGATATCTTCTTTTCTATAGCGCCCATTTAGGTTTAGATCTTTCTTACTTCGACCGAGATGCCAGTCGAAGTGTTGATCGAGATGATGTTGTTTAAGGATGTAACAATATCAGATTCTACGGGCTTGGCAAGAAATTCCACTGGTTCAGAGTCCACCAAGTCGTTTATGATGATCGGATTGGCCTTGATCGTACCCAGCTGATAGTCTATCTTACCTGCAGCAGAGTATGTCACCGTTGAGGGATCCGTTACATCCTGCAGGTAGATGTCGTTGGACGTATTTCGAATTGTCGACTTTCCGTCCACGTTATCGACCACAAGTGTATTTTTGTTGGGGTTGTAGTCTACGTAGCGATAGACTCGACCGCCGGATAAGAATTCGTTTGAGATCACCGTGCCCGGGACAATCGGATTCTTGAAGTCTACAGCGGGCGATACCACCCTATTCAGCTCAATGCTGATGATCTTCTTGAGGGCGAGTTCTGTTACGTTACTTGATATTGACGCGTCGGCATCGTTTATGGCTTCTTCCAATCTGGACAGATTGAGCGTGGTATCAAAGTTTATCAACTGATTCGTATTAAAGGACACTATTGCATCCTTGATTCTTGACGATATGTCATTAGCAGTTAGGTCTGTCCTGTCAGCAAAGTACTTGGCTACGGTGCTAACGTTGACATATATGTACTCGGGGTCAATCACAATCGGGTTGATTCCGATGATTGTCCTCTGCCTGATAAAGCTCTCGATGTCTATCTTTTCAAACTGTGATAGGGGTTCACCGGTAAACGTGATGGGCACGATGTATACTGATCCGTACCTGGGAAAGTCAGTTACCTGCTCACCACCATAGATGTAGACGCTCTTGATTGTCTGGAATTCCTTGGTGATCAGACTGTTGAAGTCGTCGACTGTGACTGCCCTATCCTGTGTCTGATATGCCTTAGGGGCTCTGAACCTGATCTCTTCGATGGTCTCGGCCTCGGCACCGCCGTATCCCGCTTGAACCGTAGTTATTGTGGGAATTATGCTAGATCCGTAGCCGTTTAGAGCGCCTAGGTTGTCGTTGAGCCTGAACCCAGTCGCCTCGTTGCCTCTTGAACCCACTGTAACCCTATACGCGGCTGTGATTGCGCTGGAGTCCTTAGGCTTTCTCCCGAACACCCCGTCTCCAAATACCACCTCGTACCTGTTGTCGTCAGTTGCCTGCAGAAAGTACGAGGTGGTATTTGATGAGACGTTCATCAGCGAATCGGCCTTGGAGTAGCTGATTGGTGTCAGTCCGTTGTCTTCCGTTACCGTGACCTCGATTGAGTCCGTATCCACGCCGGCGTTCGATAGTATGAACCTCTGATTTTCGGTCGAGTAGTCGACAATGAACGAATCCGTGAACAGAGATCCCTCATACAGTGCGAGGTTTGCAGCTGTAAAGGATCCGTTTGAGGGGTAGAGAACCAAGGTCTCGTTGGTGACGAACGTGAGCGATCCGTTTGAATTACGGCCCGTAAATCTGGTGTTCTTCGGTATCGTAAACTGCTGTAGACCTGACTGAGCAAAGGTAGCGTTGACAATGGCCTTGGCGGACTTGGCAGACCTAGGCGTGTAGTTCAGGGACTTTGCGATCGACACGACTGAGTTCCTGAGCTGCGCAGAGTCCAGAAACATCTCAGACGCCACCATGTTCAGGTAGAACGCGTTGAGGTGCGTGTTGTAGGTCAGGATGTCCAGAAGTATGGACATGTTTGACCCGTCAAAGTCGTAGTCTGAGAACTGAGCCTGACCCTTGAGGTAAGTCTTGAGCTGTGACTTCAGTGTGTCGAAGTCTAGATTAACCAGACTTATCGAGTTGTTTGCCATTATCGCACTCTTCTTAAGACAAGGTCAAGACTCTGGGGTTGCATGCTATTTATTATAGAAAATAAGATGTTGACGGTGACCTCGTTCTGGTCGTTCGATACGGTCGCCCTGACATCTAGAATCTCGACTCGAGGCTCGTTTGATGTTATGGTTCTCCTTATGCTGTCCTCTATCTCGTCCTCCAGGAACGCGTCAGCAGGATTAAAGAGTGAGCGATTTACGTTCGAGCCTATGGCAGGCTGAAACAGCCTCTCACCGTAGTTGGTCAGCACCAGGTTCTTTAAAGCTCGAGTTATCGACTTGTCGTTCTGCACTCGCATCAGATCCTTAGTTACCGGATGCGGTGTCATGTCGGTCAGGAAGTCCGAGAACAGGTCCGGTAGCTTCTGGACCTGCGTAAACCTGTCTGCTCTTGTGGACATCTGATTCCTCAATCGTTGAGTCGGACCTGAGTCCCGTTTATGTATACTACGCCCTGCGCGGTGACTGTGATGGGCCCGGCGCTTGTTTGAATGGTGATTGGCCCGGCGGCTTTGATCTCAACTCCACCGCCAGCCGTCATCTTGATGTTCTGTCTTGCCTTGACCTCAAAGTTGTTGCACTGCACGGTGAAGTCGTTGATGGTCGACATCTCCATATCACGAGCCATAGCCAACCAGCTGCTTGTGATGGCGTCCTCTCGAACTCCCGCGACGTTGGTCACGTACGATCCGTCCACCTGCGTGAAGTGGTCTCCGCGGACGGCTGTTGTCAATGTGCCGTTGACGCTCTCAGACC